AATCTCTTGTTAATTTTTCGCCGGTTACTGGGTCATATAACTTCTTTCCTAATTGATTCAACTTAGTCCATGCAACTAAAAACTCTTTATAATCTTTATATACTGGATTTTTAGCCCACGCATTATGCCAATCATTTGAAATATCTATTTGAAGTTCAATTGCTTTTTGCTTTTGTTCCTCTGTCGCCTGAGCCGTACGCGCATGAGCGGCTGCCCTGCTATCTATCATAGAAGCAGCCTGCCTTCTAGTATCTTGCATATTCCGCATTTGAGATTGAAAATGCTGCATTATCGTATCTTTTTCTGCGTCTATCTCCGCCGCAAACAAAGCAGTTTGAGTATCTAACGTACCCAAAAACGCATCTTTCATCTCAGGACTTACGTTGCTAGATTCTAATACTTCTTGACGAAACTCAGGAGACATAAACTGGTCTAGTATTGCTTTTTTTTCTAGTCTTTTTACAGTAAAAGCGTCACTAAACCTATTTTCAACATCTCCGTATCCTAACGTAAGTGCCGACGCTTCGCTTATATAATTATATACCTCATTTGTATACTCAAAATTTGATTTGCCTTCAAACGTCACATTGCCTTCTGAATCTACTTGCTGATCTCCTTTACTTTTTGACTGGAAATGCTTTAAATTGCCGCGCCCTCCAAACCACATAACAGCAGCTTCTTTAATAGCTGTTTCAGGGTCGGAAGGATTTTTTAGAATGCGTTCTTTTAAATACTGATCTAATTTAGCTCCTGCAATATCTTCTTGCAAGTCTTTATTATTAAGAAACTCTTCTGGCGACACCTCATAACCTAATATTTCTTTGCTCCAATCTGGGATGTTTTTTCCCATAACTTGGTATTTACCGTAAGCATGATCACCTTTATACAGCCCGCTCATAATTTCCGGCCCTACTTCGCCGTAGTCGAAATTCGATTCAATCCTGGCAATCGCATCTTTAAATAACGGCGCAATAGCTTCCTGAGTAGCTTCTCTTGAAATAAGTTGTGCGTGCGCACCAGTTTGTCCTTGCAGCAAATCTACTTCAGCATGTATAGCGGAACCAGGGTTTTGCATTAACGTAGCAAAATTATATTTTTTGGCTATAGCATTTTTAGCTTTTACAGCAACACGTGCAGCTTTATCTACTGCTTCTCTTCTTTTTTCATCCCGCATTATAATTTTATGCTGTTCTTCGGCACGAGCATCTTGCCTTCTTTTCGCAAAAGCTGCATCTTCAGCCATGCGTAAAGTTAGTTCAGACTCACGCAATTTTTGAAGCTGATTGCCTAAAGAATTAAGACTGCCTCCGACACCTGATAATACTTGCGATATTTGAGATCCTCTAGACGATATAAATTCAGGCGCAGGAGTAACAGAACCGCCAGATAAAATAGATATTAAATTAGCTTTACCTATAGCGCGTCTGTTTTCTTCTGCTTGGCGACGTTGCTGCCTACCACCATAAATAGCTTGGCCAATACTGCCCACTGCTTGGAGACCTGTGCCGGCAAGCGCAAGATTTCTAGCAGTATTTGATTGAGCGTATCTTGATGGGTCAGTGACCTCTAAACCGTAACCCGCAGTAATACTGTTAGCGGGTTGATTCAATGTATTTTGGCCTCTTGTAATAGAGGGAAACATTTGCGTCATAACAATTCCTTAAATTCGGGTGCCTAAGTTATTGGCTTAAGAGTATGGCCTAGTAGGATTAGTATAACCAACTCCTGAAAGTCCGGTCGGAGGAAGAGGATTGTGAATTCCCCCCATAATTCGGTTTGGCCTAGGGCGTAGCGGAGGTGAATTTATTTTACTTCCTATAACGTCAGTATTAGGCATTAAAATAGGATTATCTGGCGTTTGCCCTGCAGTTGTAGGTAATTTACCTTTAATAAAAGGAAGCAATCTACTTCCTATGTTTCCAATATTACCCACAGTTTGAAAAGCATCCGCGCCGGCCGAACCTATAATAGCAGGCGAAGGTGCAGCTCTTTGGCCTGTCAACGCAGAAATCATAGCTGCCCGCGCTGTTGCACGTTCATTTTCTTCTTGCTGTTTACGATTCCGTTTAGCTCCATAATGAGCCCCTCCAATCTGGCCAGCCATCTCTAAACCTGCCATAATATATGGAGCGGCTGCAATTATTCCTTGCAATGCCATTATCTATTCCTCCTTATTACCAAAATTTTAACTTCCGAATCTGTCTAATGCCCGTTTGAATCGGGTCATTTGCACGATTCTGCTCTTGTATACGTCGAATGCGCTCTTGAGCTTGTCTTTGCCCTTCAATATTGCCTTCCACTGCTGGGCCCCAATTAGCTAAATCCATGTCAAGAGCTTTTCCTAATTCCCCTCTAAGTAATGCGTTCAAGCCTCCAGGCGCTGCTCCTGTTGCTCCTATGCCAAGATCCATACCGCTTTCTTGCGCCGCTAACATTGTGCCTATAGCACGGTATAAATTGTCTTGTGCCGCTTGACCTTCTACAAAATCTTGCTGACGAGAAAACTGATTTTGTTGCTCTTCAAACTGCTGATTTTGAAATTCACGTTGTAATCGGGCTTCTTCCTCTTGGAAGTTTGATTGCCTACCAAACTGTAACTTTGACTCTTCCCATTGCTCTCTTTCAAAACTAGCCTGATCGCGATTCATTTGTTTTTGCAGCATTCTATTTTGTCTTGCGTCGTCTTCGATAAAATTTTGATGCCGTCCAAATTGAGCTTCTTGAATGTCGTGTATACGCTTAAATTGAGCTGTTTGATCTGCAGCTGCTTGCTTTTGAATCCCAAGTTCTGTGTCAACATTTATCTGATTTTGATTAAATTGACGTATATTTTCCTGCCTGTCTGCAGTACGTTGGTTCATCTCTTTTTCGAAAAGAGTTTTATCTCTATCAAATGCAGTTTGGCTTTCTAGCGCAAGCCACGTTTGTTGGTCATCTTGAACGGCTAATTGGTGAGTTCTATCCAACGCTGCTTCAGATTCAATTCTGCCCTCGACAAGATTTTGCAAATTAACTTGATGATCTCGATCAGACTGACGTTGTATATCTTCTTGAGATTGCAATTCACGTGCAAAAGAATGCTCTCTATCCATTAATTGGTCAGCTAAAGAATGCTCTTCACGCATTAATACCAAGGCTTGCTGACGGTCTGCATTAGATTGATCACTTAAAAAAGATCGTTGCTCTAATGCTTCATTACGCTCCTGATTAAGCCTATTTCTTTCCAATAAAAGTTGCTGTTGACGATCTGCTGTTGCCTGTCTAGTAAGAAACCCGCGTTGCTCTAATGCTTCAGCAGCTTGAAAGTTTTGTGAATTTTCACGCTCTTGACGTAAGTATTCATTTTGCTCGCGATTAAAACTCTGCTCATTTTCAAGCATTGCAGACTGAAAATTACGTTGTAATTCATTCTGAGCGCTAGTATGTTGGCGATCTTGCCAAGCCTTAGTACTTTCGAATGTACGGTCTAATGCTGCTTCAGCCGTAATCATTCCACGTTGAAATGCAGATTCAGTCTGTTGCAATGACCGATCTAATTCAGCTTGGTCTCGCTGAAAATTTCTGCCTTGAAGAGATAATTCAAGTTGATTTTCACGGTCTAATCTATTTTGCTCTTTAGTTAAATCATTCCTATTAGTCTCTAGTAATTCTTGCAAATTGCGATCTGATTGGCGTTGCGTGTGCTCTTGAGTAGTCATTTCTCGTTGAAACACGCGGCCAGCAATGCTTTCAGATGCAGCATGCAGCCTATCTAAAGTAGCTTCAGTTTCCTGCAAATTTCTTTCAGCTAATCGTTGTGCATTCTCATTACGCATTACAGATAATTGCTGCTGACGGTCTAGATTTGCTTGCGTTGACTGAAAATTAATGTTGCCTTGCTGCATATCCAAAGAAAACTGATTCTGCTGATCAGATAGATTTTGCTGTAACTGCCGATCAAAGAAATTCTGATTTTGCTCAAACTTACGATTCTTTTGCGCTTCAGCTTCTCTAGAATCAATTTCACCTTCACGCAATTGCCGATCAATTTCAGCAAAATCCCTCTCCATCGAACGGTTAAGTTGAGCTTCTGCTCGTTCTTGCCCGATCTCATAACGCCTAAGCCCGCGATCCGCTGATGCTTGTTGCGCTTGCTGAGTCAACTGCCTTTCGGCTAGCTCTTGCTGAGATCCAAATTCTGTTTGACGTTGTTCTAGCTCACTTTCAGCCAGCTCTTTTCTCTGGGCCAATTCACTGCGATTTAAATATTCTGCCTGTTGCTGAGAGCGCAATTGATTCTCAAATCGTTCACGCTCAGTTGGACCAAGGCGAGTTAATCCACGCGACAATACTCTATCGGCAACGTCTTGTTGCAGCATATGCCGACGTAAATCTAAGTCACGTGCAGATTGTGTTTGTTGCGCTTGCTGATCAATCCTGCGAAGTTCAGTATCTGTTTCTTGACCTCGAAAATCCGTACCCTCAGTAATTCCTTGCGTAATTAAATCTTGCTGCATTTGCTGCATATCAGACGCAATGCCCTGGCGCCCTCTTACAACTTGACCTTCAAACTCTCCTAACACATCAGCAGTATCACCACCCTGACGCAATAGGCCCAATCGACTTAACCTTTCGGTTAAATCTGCTCGCTGCCTTGACGCATCTTCATCTAATTGAGCATAACGCTCTGTAGCCATTGCATCGAGCTCAGTGCCTCCGAGTCTCGAAGTTATTGCATCTTGAATACTTTGACGTAAAGGATCTGTAGCCGAAAAATCAGCTTGATACATTGGCAATCCTCGTACATTTTCGTACGCTGATTGGCCAGCACGTTCAGCTTCGCGAATAGTTTCTCCTACAGCAGCTTCTTGTTGTTCTCGAATAGCATCTTGACGTGCAAATTGTTCTCTTGATAATTGCTCTTCTTGCTGCTGCCTGGCACTAAGAGACTCCATTAATGTATCAAAACGCTGCTGTTCTGCAGATTGCTTATCAATCATAGCCTGAGTAAATACATCACCAAATTCAGACTGCACTGCTTGACCTACTTGACCTCGAATATCCGCTTGAGTTAGCTGATTTTGCATTATTTGACTTATTGCATCCTCAGTAACTCTGCCTTGCTGCGATTGCGCTAAAAGTTCTTGTAGTTGCGAAGACCCTAATTGCTCACGTCCAAGCAATTGGCCCAACATCGCTTGAGTTTGAGTTTGAGATTCTCCCGTAGGTTGATTTAGCCGATCAGAAAGTTGTTTAATTAAATTTTGCTGCTCTGATAACTGTGTCCGCAACGCACTATCGTCATACCCTCCAGACTCAATTCGCGCCGTTTCTGCTTGGTCTGCCGCTACTCCTTCTGCTACAGCAGCATCAAACCTTTGCTGCTCTTGCCCCATTGGCCTATCAGGAGCAGATGGATCGTAAGTATTAGTAAAATTACGGATTCTTTCTAATACATTACGCGAAAATGGGTCTGCAGCAGCATGCGCTTGCAAATCACTGTAAGCCAATGAAGGAGCGCCTTCAAGACTAGAAAAGGTTGCTGTAGGATCACCTGCATTCGGGTCACGTTTTATGGCATCAATAAATGCTTGTGCCGTTGCACCTTCACTAAGATTTGATCCGCCTAATCTCGACGCCATCATCGGAGTCAACTGACTTTGCACAGCCCTTGAAAAATCTGTGCCTGCACCTAAAAGATTTTGCAAGCTAACATTACGGGAATGCAAAGGATTATTAGTAGTATTTGCGCCTAATAAATCGGTTAAATCAATGTCAGCCGAAAGTTTAGACATATCTAATTGCTGTCCAGGCAACATTTGCCTGTGGCCCTGTAACTGACCCGCAAACCTTTTTGCCACTTCTTGAGGATCCAATCCAGCAATATTAGGCGCACCAGCAGAAAATAAATCCGCAAATTCAAACCCTGCTTGCGCAGTATCGGCCCCCATACCTCCTACAACATTTTTCCATTGTTGGTCATCAAAAGTTTTGCCAAAGCGTTTTTGCATCATAGCTTTTTGAAAAATTGGATCGTTCGCTCCGACAGTAGTTCTAAATGGATTTTTAGCCATTACTCAACTCCTAACTGATGCTTAGTCCGCTTACCTATAGGTTTAAACATTAACAATGATCTTCGTAAAGCCATAGGTTCGTCTTTATTGTTAGCCGTGTATTTTAATTGTGTAACAGGATCATATCCCCACATATCAGTATCTAACACATAAGCAGTAGTAGATCCACGAATTGATGACGATTTAATTATAAACTCTGTCTCAATGGCATCACTTGGATCACCTACTCCTAAACCATCAGTACGCGACACAATAGAAGGGCCACGTTGCTGCACATTTATTTCATAGTCAGTTTCTGCCGCTTCAAATTCGTGCCGCGCATATAACCAACGTACTACCTCCGCGAGTGAAATCGGAGGCGTTGCAGCCAATGTAACAAAACTTTTAATAGCAGTAGTATTGTCATTAGTGCCAGAGTCATGCACGTACAACAAACCATCTCCAGACCCGCCAAAATGAGGCGCATCCTCAAAATATGAAGCGCAAATCCGTGTAAAGTCTTCAAATACCCCAACCCATTGTTGTCTTTTATAATTCCATACAATATACTTATTCATTAAAACTTGATTAGTGCCATACGGCAATGCAAATATAACTTGATTCTTCGCTCTATTTTCTACCGCAAAACTATACGGTAATCTATCTTGAACTATATTATCCCAAAATTGACTGCCATCAAAATTACCTGAAATCTTCACTGGAGGATTTGAACCGTCCCAAATATATATGCCATCTCTCCGCACAAATACCTGATTACCGTACTCATCCATTACTACTGAACGCCTGGCAACAGTTCCACGATCCGCTCTACGTTGAATCGAATATGGAGTAGACGAGTTTCCAGTAGGAAATAAGCCATAAATCGCATCGTCGTTATGTAATGCGAAAAAGCTCTTTACAGGCCCAGCGCCTGTAATAGCACCGTCAGTTTGAAAATAATCATTTGCTCCATACGATTCTATATCAGTACTCGACGAATAATGCGCTCTACGTTCACCTTGATTTGTATTTATTAACCATGCTCTATTGTCCCACCACGCTACGGCGGAAGCTCTTGTTACACTACTACTGCCCATTCCCAACGCTGCAAGATTCCCCCCAGCAGCAGTCCATTTCTTAACAGTATCCACCCCATTAGTTGCAATTAATGTCCCTGCCGCATTAGCTGTTATAAAAGTATTGTCATTTGCGGCTGTTATAGTCTGACTGCCAGATCTATCTGTCCAAGTACCGCTAGCATCTTCAAAAAATTTATCGCCTGCAAATACAAATACAGCTGAAGACGATGTACTAAATCTTTGTTTGCCACATCCAGTAATAGAAGGTGTGCTAGACAATGCAGAAGATATATATTTAGTATACCCTTTACGGGTCTTTATGCTCCCTGCATCATCTAGCTCCACATTCTTCATCTCTGAAAGTACGTCAGGAGCCAAATCAACTGCAGGTACACTATAATCTACAGTTTTCCAAGGTCCAAACGTAATTGCATCAGCTTCAATAGCCATTAGGTCAATGATCCTTCCCTAACGTCAAACACAAACTGATCAACCGCGGATTGATTTAAGTATCCCTTTTTACCCATTTTACTTACACTATCGCCATTAATTTGAGTCTGTATACCGTATCCAATTCTCAAGTTTCGTTGCATCAATTCAAATTCAGTGCCTGCGCCATCAAGATCACCCTTTTCAGAATAAAACATAGCACTTAAACCAAACAACAAACAATTCTGAAACCATCTTGGGCAATACTTTTGCATATCAGTGCTGTCGTAACTTGTACTCATTTCAGGAAATGCTTGATTATACCAGTAATTAACAGTCTGCACACTATCTGGAACAGGATATGCTAATACCGTTACTGTTCCAGTACTAGTATTCATCCCTGAAATTATTAAGTCTGTAACCGTACCTGTTTCACTGTAATCAGGATCAGTGTCTTCCAGCCAATCCAGAGGCCTAAAATTTACTTTGCTATTATTAGTATAATTTTTAGCTAAAATAGGAGTCTCAAAATCACTCGCTAAATCATAATCTTGATCAGTGGCTGAAGTCGTAATTGTGCCTTTTTTGCGTCTAAAGTACCAATTAGGCGATTCGCCTACTAGCATCGCTGATACTATATCAACGTATTTATACGCATTATTTGTAAACGTAGATGAAGATGCTGTTAAGCCGCATCTCCTCAACGATATAGTCATTAACTCAGAAAGAGTCATATTACATATGCGCTATACGAGCAAGCGCCTCCGCGTCTTGTAGTTCACTGTCAAAATCCATAGAACCTGTACTTATATGATTGCCCATACGCCAATTTTCAATCCAAATAGTAACAGCTTCTGGGCCTTTTTCTATTACACCTTCAGGAGGAAATGGAACAAATCCCTCATACTCTTGTTCTATATACGCATCAGATTCAGTTTCGTCCGCTTGAGCTATATTACGAATACGTAATGTAGTAGTATTGGAATCTCTAACAGCCTCACCATTTGAACGCATATATTCGCGCGCTTGCTGATTAACATCTCCAGACTTCTTCTTCCTCACCGGAGGATTCCCTAAAGCTCGATTAATAAGAGCTTTAGTAGATTCATCGGCGTTAAGGATAACTTTTACCAATTCTTCGCCCGCAGACAAAGGCTTAGCCGGAGCCCGTCGAACATCTTCCACAGGCTTATCCTCATTAAGCTTGGACAAATCGCTCCTTAGCGTCGTACTTTCAGACATTACTTTTTCCTCGATGTTTTGCGTTGCGGCTTCGCCTTAGCCAATTTTTGGCCGGTCTTAGCCGCGTAACGCTTGGCTGCTTGTTTGCCAGCCTTAGAGTATGAAAAATGCTTTCCGCCAACTTTTGGCATAGCAATTCTCCCATTTAAATAAGGCAGGGGCACCGCCTCGATGCCCCCACCCTAGTGATACTACGCTACCAAACCTTGGAGAACTACACCCACATGTCCCGTATTATCAGGAGCATATGCAGCATAACCAACCAGTGGCTCAGTCTCAGCATCTTTAGCATGTACCGCACCTGCAACACCATCAGAGAGCGTAAGATTTTGAGCAATAGCAATAGTGCCGTCAGCTAAAATCGTAGCGACTCCAGCAGTTTGAAACCAACCGTAATAATTAGTAGTAAACGCAATAGGTGTGACACCCGCAACTACATAATCAGTACCCGCAGTAGCACCTACAACATTATTCCACAAATTACCAACGATTGCAATATCAGAATCAGTAGTTATCGTAACCTTGATCTCATCGAACAGTACAATATCTACCTTGCCGCTAGTCGTAGCACCAGTAGCACTATTAGACTTAATGCGATACTGAATACCCTCACCATCATCATCAGTGATCTGCAAATAACCACCCTGGTACTGATTAAGGGTTACACTAGCAAGCGTGATCTGAAGTTGCGTAGAACCTGCGGCAGGACTGTAATCGCCTGCAGCTGCAATTACAATACCATCACTTTCTACAAGAGCAGTTGCCGAAAGATCCTGCGAAACAAGCAAACCAGCAGCAATACCTGCCGCGGTATACCCGTAACGGAAAACCCGCCCGTCAGCTAACTCTAGCTTTTCTCCAATAGCATATTTAGCGGTAGAAGACTCGGTGTAAATACCTTGACCGGCTTTACTTCCGATACCTTCTCCGCCAACACGATTATTAGAGAAGTTATGATTAAGATACGACATTATTTTTTCCTTTCCCTATGAGCAGGGCTAAACCTCCATTGGCTTGGAGGCAGGATTATCTACTAGGTAAACGTAGTAGCAACCCCCAAACGACGGGGATTATTGATAACGAGTTGACATCCAAGTACAACAAACGCAACCTTCGCGAACTGATTCACAGGCTCCTTAAATGGAGTCTTTGCGAAGTTCTTGTTTGCCTGGATTTTCATCTTGATGTAATTGTCATTCAGCATATACAAATGCTGCGAAGCGCAATCACGATCATAACGGACAGTAGCGCCACGGAAATTCGGCATACCCGCATCAGCTGATCCGCGCGTGCCTGCTTCTAGCCGCGCATAACCTGTCGATTCAAAAATCTCTTGAAGATCGCCAAAAATGGTTAGCGTGGTAAAAATATCCTT